ACACCCTAGTATATTTCATATCTTAGTATAATATAATAAAATTTACCCATAAAGCCAAACTTACTTTAATATTCTTTAGTATATATGTATATAGGGATTAAGAATGTGCGCACGAAAACTAGGGTTTTTTCTTTTTCTTAAAAGCTTTTTACTTTTTCCCATAAAAGGCTTGGCTTCCTAAGGAAGATTCATTATCTTCTACATTGTTAAAGAAGGTATGAATGAATGAGAATGAGAGAATGAGAAAGGAAGGATAAGGAAAGAATGAGAAATGAAAGAATAAAGTAACAAAAATAAGATTAGCAATAGGTCTTGCATATATAAAAGTTATATCTGCATATATTTATATACGAATGAATAAACAAAAGTTATTACTTGAAGCTATTAAAAATAGTAGGTTATTTAATGTAACTAGTGAGATACCTAAAACATATGTCTTAGGATTAACATATTGTGAACATTGTGCTCAATTGGAAGAAGAATTAAAGAATAGAAACATAAACTATACTTTTATTGATGCTGATGTTAATTCATCTTTTTCTGATAAAATTGAAGAAATAACTGGGAATGAATATTATCCAATGATTATAATCTATAATGGTTTAATGGTTGAGATATATGATAATGATTTTAAAAATATAATATAATATGAGACAAAAACAATTAGTTACTAAAAAACTAGATCAAGTGGTAAATTCTTTAGGTACTTTGCTATTTAAACTTCGTAGTTCAAACTTAGAAATCAAACAAAGTGAAAACATTAGAGAATCAATTACCCAGATTAAAGAACAGATTGATGATATCCAAACATTAATCAACAACGAAGGTAACGAGTGGGTCTAAAGCTTGGCTTTTTAAGATCCTTTCATTATATTCAATCCATATGTTAGCACCAGAAAAAATTCAATCTAATTGGCAGCAGTTTTTAGAGTTAATTGAGACTCACATTTCCTCCCCTCGTAAGGAAAAATTATTAGACTTTTATAATAAGTATGAGGAACGTTTTTGTTTAATGCCTGCTAGTCACAAAAAAGAATACCATAACTGCTTCCCAGGTGGTTATGTTGATCATGTATTGCGTGTTGTTGAAGCTGCCTTAGATATGGATCAAGTATGGAAAAAATTTGGTGTTAAAGAAACATACACTACTGAAGAGTTAGTATTTTCAGCTTTAAATCATGACTTAGGAAAATTTGGTGACTTTGATCATGAAGCTGTTATACCTAACCCTTCAGAGTGGCATGTTCAAAACCGTGGTGAAATTTACGCTTTCAACCCAGCACTTGCTTATATGACTGTTCCAGATAGAGGTTTATGGTTATTAACTCAATATGGAATTAATTTCACACAAAATGAAATGTTAGCTATTAAGTTACATGATGGATTATATGATGATTCAAATAAACCTTATTTGATGACTTGGATGCCTGAGACAAAACCTAGAACATCTTTAATTTATATTGTTCATCAAGCTGATTTAATGGCAGCACGTATTGAATTTGAACATGCTTATCTTGATAAGTTTGTTGACCCTAGAACTATTTCAAAACCAAAAAAAGAATATACAAAACCCACAGCAGCTGTTAATAAGGATAAAGCTTTTAAATCATTAAGTAAAAACAATCCTGGATTTGCAGATATGCTTAAAAATTTATAACACATGGTAACAACTATTTTAAATATTGCTCTTTGGATTTTTACATTAACAGGTTATGCTGTTTGGAATCTTATGAAAAAAACAGAGCGTTTAGAAACAATTATTGAGGAACAACAGATTTTAATTAATCAAATATCTACTGTTATTGACGAATCTGATCGTGTTTTAACAGAAATTGATCAAAGAGGTTCATTTTCATCAGATGATGAAATAGGTTGGTTCTTTAAAGCAGTTAAAGAAATCCAAGCAGCTTTAAATCAATTTGTTAAAAAGTAATGAGTATTGAACCAATAGTTGATGTAGAAGTTCCTACAGTAGAACTTACTAAAAAGGGTACTATACGTAAACGTAAACCCAAAAAATCAAATAATTATTTCACTCAGGAGACTGAGGACGCCATTGTAGCCTGGAAAAATGCTACTACATTTGAAGAAAAAGATAGAATTTTTTCAACTAAAATTTATCAACCTTTTTTTAAATTAACAGAAAATATTATTCATACTTTTAAATATTATTATACTGAAGTTGATACTATTAGAGAATTACAACATGAAGTTATTATTTTTTTATTAGAAAAAATGCACATGTATAATCAAGCTAAAGGTAAAGCTTATTCTTATTTTGGTACTATAGCTAAACGTTATTTAATTTTATCTAACCAAAATATATATAAGAAAATTAAAAATAAAGCTGAAGTTGAAGAAGTAGATGAAGATGATACTATATATAATGATTTAGTAGCTCAAACTGATACAACTGGTCCTACAGAATTTATGGGTATGTTTATTACTTATATGGATCATAATTTAAAAAAGGTATTTAGTAAACCTAAAGATATAATTGTAGCTGATGCTATTGTACAATTATTTAGAAATAGAGAAAATATTGATATTTTTAATAAAAAAGCTCTTTATATCTATGTCAGAGAAATGACAGATTCATCTACTCCACAAATTACTAGAACTATTAAAAAGTTAAAAAAGATATATAAAGAACAATATAATCATTATTACACACATGGTTATGTAAAAACTAATTAAATTTTTTCTTTAACTTGTATTTATATTATATACAAGCTATGAATTTCGATACAATTATATTTAAAGACAAAACATTTGGTTCATTATTAGAGGATATTTATAAAAATTCTAAAGAGAAAGAAAAACAACTAAAAGCTTTAATTTCTCAATTAAAAGAATTTATCCATGAACCAGGTGATGCTGTTATGATGGTACCTTTATTAAAAGAATATCTTGAAATAAGTGTTAAAAATGATGATGCTTTAATTAAGATGGCAGGTATAGTTCAAAGAGCTATGAATTCTGCTTCTAATGAAGGAGGTGATTTATTAACAGAAAAAGAAAAAGAAATGTTATTTCAATCATTACAAGATTTAAATCCTAATGATTAATGCCTACATCTAGTACTTATATCATAACAGGAAATTCTACAGGAAATATTAATTCCACATTAGCTGCTAATGGTTATGATAAAAATCTAAATGTAGCTTTTGATAACAATTATGCTCAAGTATTAACTATTAATGATGACAGATCTATTTATTTTGAACCGTTAGATAATAATCTTAACCCAAAATATAATTCTGAATTTACTAGTTCATTATATACTGGATCATTAGCATTTCCTTCTAATAACACAATATTTAAACTCCCTATTCCAGGTGAATTAGTAAAAATATTTAATGGACCTGAAGGACAAGGCACATCTAATAATCCAGCTCAACCACCCCCAAAAGTTTATTATGAACCTGCTCCTTTATTAGCTTGGAATGATGTTAATAATAATAAAGTTTTAGCAGATAAATTAAATGAAAAATCAAATAGAGATAGATCTAATTTAAATACTAATATAGTATCATATAAAAACACATTTAATGGATTCACTTAATGTCTGGAGAATTTAAAGAAAATATATATTATAGAAGAAAAAGTAATCCTGGTGATACAACTATAGAAGGTAGAGCTTCTAATGGTATTACTTTAGATAATACAGGTAATGTTTTTTTATATTCATCACATGATCAAAATATTATTAATGAATTAACAGCTAGTAATTACACTGGTTCTATTAATATATCACCAAATGATGATAGATCTTTTATAGGAATATTATCTACATCAACAGACTCACTAATATCCAGATCTCCCATTAATATTCAAATGGGAGCAACTAATTATACTACATTAAATACTCAAGCTAATCCAAATAATTATATATTACCTACCTCAGGAACATCTGGGGTTAGTGGAACTTCAGGTACTAGTGGAACATTTGGAACATCTGGCGAATTATTACCTTCTACAGAAATAACAGTTCCTAAATCTGAAAGAAGAAAATTAATTGATGAAACTTTAAAAGATAGAGATGATCTAATAATAGCTACATTAGAATTACCTGATGAAGAAGATTTAGGAGCAGTATTATTAATTGATGAAATAATATATACTCAATTTAATCAACCTAGAAAATTAATAACAAACCCAAATAATAATCGTGTTGAAGCTACAACTCCTCAAAATTATCCTGTAATAACAGATTTTGAAAAATTTTCTTCAACAGATCCATCTTTTTATAATAAAGTTAAACAAGTAGCTAATGAAATTGGTTTATCTGATTATAAAGCTTTATTTAAAGTAATAAGACATGAAACTGCTGGAACTTATAGTCCAAGTATTGGTAATGGTTTAGGTTATTATGGATTAATTCAGTTTGGATCTGACGCTAGAAAAACATTAGGAGTAACAGTAGATAAATTAAGAGCTATGACTAGAGTAGAACAAATGGATCTTGTTAAAAGATATTTTTTATATTGGAAAAAAGCTTTAAAATTATCTTCTTTTAGACCTGTAGATCTTTATTTAGCAACATTTTTTCCAGCTGCTTTAGGTAAATCTGATGATTATATTCTTCAAGCTCCAGGTTTAACAGCATACGCTGTGACTACACAAAATCCAATTTTTAATAAAATATTAAAAAGACCAGCTGGAGAAGCATTAACAGTAGGAAAAGTAAAACAATATTATCAAATCGCAGGAATGTTATGAGTATACAATTACCTAGTCAATACGAAGGAGAACAAATTATATTATCATCTGGTAGACTTATTTTAAATGGTCGATCAGATAATATATTTTTAAGTGCTAATCAATATATTCATATAAATGCTAATGAAGGAATTTATATAGATATAGGACCTACAGATACAGATGATATAGTTAATAAATTATATATAAACTCCCCTTTAATTCAGTTAGGTGATGATAAAAAAGGAAGTTTACAAGCTGTTGTAAAAGCAGATGATTTAAAAGTAATTTTATCTGATATAATTGAAGCTATAAATAATTTTAATGATATAGCAAGTCCAACTGTTCAAGTACCACCATTATATAAAGTAGCTGCTGATGGTTTAAAAGTTCAATTACAAACAGCTTTAAGTAAATGTGATAGAAGTGGTTTTTATAAGTCTAACATAACAAAAACTATATAATGGCTTTTAAAGATACTATAGCAAATATTAAACCAAAAATTACTCCTCCAAATTTAAGTAATATTAAAATTGACTCTATATCAGTTGATAATATTACTAATATTTTTAAACCTTATTTAACTAATTTATTTACTGGTATTTTTAATACTGATAGTTTATTAAATGAAACTATAAAACAATCTTCTGAATTATTAAATAGAAAAGGTAGATTAGAAATAATTAATGGAACTACAATTAATTTTTATCCTTTTGTAGATGGTCCTTGGTTACAAGTAAAAATTCAATTTGATAGAAAATTATCTATAATAAAAAATAATATTCAAAATTTACAAAAAATAGTAGATATATTAAATAAAACTTTAAAAATTATAAATACTATATTAACTACATTAAATATACTTTTATCTATAACTAAAAAAACATTAAATGCTCAATTAGTAGCAGCTGGATCAGACTTAGCTGCATCACCTTCTCCTAATAAACCAGTTGCTGGACCTGTTTTAGCTAGTTTACAAGCTCAATTACAAACTATAAATGATGTTCAAGATAAAATTAAAGAAATAAATAAAATTATCACTATTATTATTAACATGTTACAAATAGGTAATTCTTATTTAACTAAAATTAAAATAAAATTAAATCAAGTTAGTTTTAATATTATATTAAATTCATCAAATTATAATGAAACTAAAACAGAATTAGAAACAACTGTTAAAGATACTGAAACTGCTTTTACTTTAGAAGAAACTATTATAGGATCTAATGGTATTAAATATAATATAAGTATAGTACCATTAAAAGATGGATTTAATAAAGCTATAGCTAAAGATTCTTTGTCTGGTTTATTAATAGCTCAGACAGCTCCTAGTATAGTTAAAACTCCATTAGAACTAATTAATGAATTAAAACAAATACTTAGTTAATATAAATATTTATAACCATGAAAACAAATGAATTTCTTAATTTAATTAGAAAAGTTGTACGAGATGAAGTAAGAACTGTTCTTAGAGAAGAACTAGCTGAATTAAACAAGCCTCAAATCACTGAAAGTAAATCAATTAAAAATATAGTTAAAGATATTCCTATTAAAAAAGAAATAAAATCAACAGGAAATCCAATAGCTGATCTTTTACAAGAAACTGCTGCTGAAGGAAGTTGGAGAACTTTAATTAATGCTACTTCACCTATGGCTCCTAACTTTTCTAATATGATGTCTAATATGGGAGGACATCAACTTCAAGCTACATCTGTTGAAGAATTTTTATCCTCAGCAACTCCAGCTAAAGATATTAGTCAAGTACAATTAAATGGTGTACCTGATTATAGAGCTATGATGAATAAATTAAAAGAAAAAGGTAAAATTTAATGGCTATTAATAGACCAATATATAGATTAAATGCTGATGTACTAATACCTCAAAGATCTTTGGGGATAAGTATTTTATTTAACGGTAATGGTGTATTTAATCAAACTATAACAACTAAAGAACAAATAAAATCTAATTTAATTAATTTTGTTTTAACTAATGAAGGAGAAAGATTATTTGATCCTACATTTGGTGGAAATATAAGAGCTTTAATTTTTGAACAAGATTCTAATGTAGATAGTATATCTGAATCTTTAAAAGACAAAATTTTAGAATATGTTCCTGGTGTTACAATCAATGATATAATTGTTGTTAGAAGTTCTGATATAAATCAAGCTAATCTAACTATCTATTACAGTATATATAATCAAGCAGACGTATTAAATATTAATATAACACAATGAGTCAAGACATTCAATATATAAATCGAGATTTTTCTCAATTAAAACAAAATTTAGTAGATTATATTAAAAACTACTACCAAAATAGTTATATAGACTTTGGGCCTTCAGCTCCAGGTAATATGTTTATTGACTTAGCAGCTTATGTTGGTGATGTTTTATCATTTTATACTGATAATCAACTTCAAGAGACATTATTAGCTTATGCTCAAGAAGAAAAAAATATTATAGCTTTAGCTTATTCTTTAGGTTATAGCCCTAAAATTATATCAACAGCTCAAACAACTCTTGATGTTTATCAATTAATTCCATCTGACGCGGCTAATAATTATAATCCTGATTATAGATATGCTTTACAAATTGGTCAAGGATCTGTTGTTCAATCAACATCAAACCCATCAATAACTTTTATAACAGAAAATTTAGTTGATTTTAGATATTCATCATCTTTTGACCCAACATCAGTATCAATATATAGTTACTATACTGGAACAAACCAACCTGAATTTTATTTATTAAAAAAACAAACAACAGCTTATTCTGGTACTAAAAAATCTACAACATTTAATTTTGGTAGTCCAGAACAATTTTCAACTGTTGAATTAATTGATAATCAAATTATTAAAATAGAAAGTATTGTTGATAGTGATGGAAATACATGGTATGAAGTACCATATTTAGCTCAAGATACAGTAGTTGATAAATCATATAATATTCCTGTTAACGAACCTAATTATTCACAATATAGAGACTCAGCTCCATATATGTTAAGATTAAGAAAAGTTAATAAAAGATTTACAACTAGATTTACAAATAATACAACATTAGAAATATCATTTGGAT